AGTGGAATTTGAAAAAGTTTCACTCAGACGTGGAAATATTGATTTAGGCTGGCAAGCTTCTCCAGAAGACCTCCAAAACCAACTCGACACCAAAGCTGACCAAGTCCTAACTCAAGAACAGCTTAACGCTCTTAACGAGCGGGCGCAGATACTTGATGCAGAGCTTAAAGCAAAGGCATCTATGGATGCGCTTAGTGACCTCGAGAAAGCTTATCAATCATTTGTAAAATCAAATGCTGATAGCCGAGCAAAAGCAGAAGCGGATTTGGCAGAGGCAGGCAGACGGATTGAGTTGCTGGTTACGCAGTTTGGCGGCTTTAAAGAGCTGAAAACATTTATTGATACTTACATGTCAAGCTCTAACGAGGGTTTGATTATCGGTAAGAATGATGCAAGCTCAACCATTAAAGTGTCAAGCGATAGAATTTCTATGTTTTCGGCAGGGAAGGAAGTAATGTACATTAGCCAAGGTGTCATCCACATTGATAACGGTATCTTTACTGCATCAGTACAGATTGGAAAGTTTAGAACAGAACAATATCATCTCAATGCTGACATGAATGTCATACGGTATGTTGGGTAGAAAGGGGTAGATAATGGCAAAATTTAGTAATGCAAGTGGGTCTCTGTACTTAAATGTGTATATTGAGCCAGGCGCACAAAATATAGCTGCTAACACAACTGTTGTCAATTGGCGAATAACTGTAAGTCGTACAGGTGCTTACTTGACACGCAATGAGCAGGGAGATAGTACACTTAGCTTAGACATTAACGGTGGCAGAGTACACACCTCGAATCCTCGATGGAGAACATCTGGCGAAGAATTTCTGATGGCTAGTGGTTCGACAACTGTTGGACACAATGCTGACGGTACAAAGAGTTTTCCGTTTTCGGCAACGTTTAACCCCAATAACGGTTTGCATGGTGTTATCACTGTGTCGGGGAATATCGGTTTGGCAACTATCCCACGCTCTAGTTCGGTATCGGTAGGCATAGGAACTATTGGTAATGCACTTACTATCAATATCAACCGTCAAAGCTCTAGTTTTAAGCATACTGTTAGATATGCTTGGGGCAATAAACAAGGAACAATCGCAAGTAATGTAGATACGTCTACAACTTGGACTATACCTCTTGATTTTGCGAACAATATTCCAAACGCAACAAGTGGCACAGGGACAATCTTTGTTGACACCTATTCTGGTAGTACCAAGACAGGCACGCAACAGGTCGCGTTTACAGCCAACGTGCCAACAAGTATGAAACCTACATTTTCTGGTGTTACTCTGACAGACACTAATGGGGTTGCTAGAGGGTTATTAAGTGGTAATAATTTTTTGCAGATTATTTCTAATATCCAAGTAAACTTTAATGGTGCAAGTGGGTCGTATAGCTCATCTATTACAGGATATAAGGCAGAGGTAGTAAATAGAAACTTAGTTACAAACTCAAACGGTGGTACGTTGGGTATGATGAACTTTAATGGTTCCGCTACTATCCGTGCATCGGTCGTGGATAGTCGTGGCAGATGGTCAGATACTAGGGATGTCACTATCAACGTTATTGAGTATTTTGCTCCTATTTTGAGCTTTACAGCACAGCGAACGAGACAGACACCTAGTATCATCCAGATAGTTAGAAACGCTAAGATAGCACCAATTACGCTATCTGGTCGCCAAAAGAACATCATGAGATTGTCATTCAAGGTTGCTCCTCTAGGTAGTACCAGCTATACGGCTGACAATGGTAGTGCGTCTGGCAGTTGGACAACTCAGCGCACTCTGAGTAATTCAGCGGCTAATATGGCAGGTAATTATCCAGCTAATAAGTCATTTACTATCATAGGTACGTTGTCTGATAAATTTACAAGTGTTGAATTTTCAGCAACCGTAGCAACCGAAAGTGTTGTGATGAGTTATGACAAAGATGGTAGGGTTGGTGTGGGTAAAATTGCAGAGAATGGGCCTGCGGGGTCATTGGATGTGGCAGGTAATATCTATGCAGGTGGTAAGCAGATACAACAGTATCAATTGACAAATGTCGAAGGTAATACTATTTACGCTTACAATACGGATGTCAATACTCATGTTAACAATGGCACACGTTGGATAAATCCAGGCTGTGCAAACAGTCCTTTTCCTTCAAACTATGGCTGGATTGAAACATACAGAGCTACTACAGATATATTTCAGATTGCTAGGTCTTGGAGTGGCGGATGGAAGGTGTACAGACGACATGCTGGCAATTACAAGTCCTCAAATGGCTCTGCCACATGGTATCCTTGGGTTGAAATAACTCCACAAACAAATCATCCAATGCTGCAAGAAAAACCACTAAAGACATTGACGATGGGATTTCCGTATGGTATGAAAGCCAATCTTGTCCGAAAGGGAGATGTGGTAACAATCAGTCTCATTCGGAATATATATTCCGTGGATTCTTTCGAACATGCAGTCATGCAGGAAAAGATACCAGCTGGATATAGACCTGTTGTCGATGTTCATATGACTGTAAATACAAATGTGTCTCAGTTCACCAAAAGTCCAAATATCTTGCATTTCGCACCAGACGGAACCATTAGGATGACGAGCAATACGGTCGGTAGACATGTAATGACTGGCACGATTACATACATCACTAATGACCCATATCCAACATAGAAAGGAACAACTATGAGGTTAAAATTTGGAAACAAATCGTTGGAATATACGCAAGGGGAACATCCGAAAACTAGAGTATTACTTATCAATGATGAGGGAGCTATGTATCCCATCTATTTCGATAAAGAAGCTATTGATAAGTCAGATGCAGAACTGTTTGAGTTGGCACTCGAGAAAATCTATCAGGACAATTTCCCGAACAGAGCAGAAGATGAGAAATTCAATGCGATTGGCAAGCGTCTTGCCAAGGTTGATGATATTGCCGAAGAAGCTACAAAGAATCTTGAAAAGGTTAAAGAGCAGGTCACGATGTCTGCGTCATCCCGTGCTGCATTCTTGCAGATCGTTATGACATTGTATGGGAAGGGGTTGCTTACGGATGAAGATTTATTGCAAACTGGTCTATTTGATGATGAAGTTGTCGAAGAGACCTTGGAAGTTATTTAAAAATAAAGATTGGAGAATGGATATGATGATTAAACTTTACGCAATTGAAATTTTTGAAGGAAATATTAAATATAAAGATTTGCCTTTTTCAGACACTATCAAAAATAAAATTAAGGCTTATCTCACAAAGATGGTTGAAGATGAGGAAATCTTGGCTGAACTGATTAGCGAGGGATAGCCTATGCATATCAAACCAGAACATGTATATGCGTTGGTTGGATTTGTGTCTACAGTCGTTGGATTGTGGACCAATTTCTCAGCCAAGATTACAAAGCAAGAGAATCGTATTACAGTATTAGAGAAGGATATTGAAAATCTCAAAGAATTCAAGGAAAGCGCTAATCGTCGGCTAGATAGTCACGATGAGCAAAACAAGGCAATCTTGGTCCTTGCGGAGCAGGTCAAAAGTATGGGAGAAGATATTCGAGAGCTAAAACGCGTCATTATGAAAGAGGGGTAACATTTATGAAAATTAACTGGGGCGTACGTTTACGCAATAAAACTTTTTGGTGGACACTAGTACCGTTATTGGTACTTTTGTCTCAACAACTGGGCTTTAATTGGGTCCCTGAGAATTGGGAATCAACCTTTGCGACGATTATGTCTATCTTGACTGTTGTTGGTATCATCAATGACCCGACGACTGCGGGCGTGTCAGATAGCCAACAGGCTCTTGACTATTACGAGCCAAAGGCAGACAAACGATGAGGATATTAAAGACAACATTTTGTGTGTTGGCGCTGATTATTTTGGCGCCAATTGCATTTCTACTTGTACCAATTTTGGAGGTATTAGATGACAACGGTAAATGAAGTAGTTAATTTTGCAAAAGACCTTGCCAATCGTGGTCAAGGTGTAGACTATGATGGTTGGTACGGCAAGCAGTGTGTAGACCTACCTAACTGGATTTGCGGAAAATTCTTCGGCAAACCTTTGTGGGGCAATGCCATTGATTTGATAAAGTCAGCCAAGCAACACGACTTTGAGGTGCATTACATGCCTACCTCAGAACGTCCACGTCCAGGGGCTATCTTTGTCAAAAATTACTGGGCAGGTGACGGTATCAACTATGGGCATACTGGTCTGATTATCGAAGTCAGTGGCAATACTGTCCAAACTATTGAGCAGAACCTAGTTGGTAATCTGTCTGTCGGTGGTCCTGCTCAGTATTCTAGTCAGCAAATCAGCAACCTTGTCGGCTGGTTTTATCCACCTTACAGCGACTCTACTACAGTGGCAACACAGGCAAGCAGTGGCAATCTCGGTAAGGTCAAAGACGAGCAGGGGACAATGACCGTTAAAGTATCTCTGCTCAATGTCAGAGACAAGCCTGGTGTAGACGGTAAAGTTGTGGCAACGTACACGAATGGCGAGCAGTTTAATTATGATTCGGTCTATATTGCCGATGGATACATTTGGGTATCGTATGTTAGCCATAGCGGTGTACGTCGCTATGTAGCAGCAGGCGAGGAGTCAAATCGGCGCAATGTCGTACCTTATGGTACGTTTAAATAGTTTTTCAACCCAGCGGTCTGCTGGGCTTTTTTTGTTTGCTGAAATAGAGTGTAACCGCACATTAATTCGCACATGGAATTTACTTGGAAAATAGACAAACGCAGTCGTATCAACGGTTTGCATGATTTCGATTTGCACATGGAAAATAAATATATCATGTGTATTATTGTCAAAATAGCCATTTTGTCAATAATGGTTGCGAGATTTGATTTCTATTTTGACAAAATGACAAAATAGCAAAAACCCTCAGCGATTTGCTAGGGGGCTTTTTTGGTACCCATTTTGGTACCCAAAATTCATGATTATGTCATTTTTGGAGTATTATTTTTAATCAAAAATATTGATTTATTAAGGATTTTAAGGGTATTGAAGAATACGTTTTGATTATTATATTCAACAAGTATCTGTTTACCCAATCGC